AGACATTACTTCCCCTGTCTTAGTGTTCCGAAACTTCATTTGATCTTCCTCCCAATCCACGGCAGTAGCCATCCGAAAGTCAGCGCACCGGCCATATAGCCGATCCATAGTTCACTGCTCATGATTGGCCTCCTTGTTCTTTTCCATGTGTCCTCGGAAAATCTCATCAAGAGCCTTTATATCGTCAGGGCGCATCTCAATTTTCCCCTTCCATCTACAGGAGGGGCAATAGAAGGTATCTCCGTTTCCTCCATTTCCGCAGTTCCCACCGCAGTTAGGGCACTCGGCATCGGCAAACATCAGATTAGTCATGGTCGTCCTCCTTTCGCTGGCCCCAACGCCAAATATAGCCATAGGCACTTTTTCTTTTCCCGTTACAGACTGCTGTTATATTTCTTCTTCGTGAAATAATTCCGCTAGATGCTTCATGAACAGACGAATATTCTCTTATAAAATTCCCATCTAAATCAAACTGAAAAATTGGCTTCCTTTTCTCGCTTGCTCTACCAATACTTGCAGAAATATGTGTCTTATAATACTGTTTTAACGAACTTGATATTTTTTCCCGGTGGGCTTCGTTATGCGATACCCCTCTAATTTTTTCCGCTTGCTTCTTGGTTTTTCCCCCATAATTGTTGTTATATGCAACTGTGCACCATTCCAAATTTTCAACAAAATTATTTGTTTTGTCTTCATCTTTGTGGTTTACTGCCGGAAGATTGTCCGGGTTTGGAATAAATGCAGAGGCAACAATGCGGTGGACATATTCCTGTTTTGTCTTCCCGTTTTTCGTTAACGGGACTGTTTTATACCCTCTGGAATGATTTGTTTGTTTTAATACTACCCCATGTACTGGCTTATCATAAATTCTCCCATTGTCATTTACATGAATAATTCTGTCAACACTAAACACTCTTCCAAGATTGTCCACTTCATAATACCCCTCATATCCCGGAACCGGTCTCTTGACCACAGGCACGGCGTCGATGGTGGGAGCCTTATCAATTTCTTCCACAGGCACAGCGAACCCCCAGCACTCATCATCTGGGTCCAATCCAAAAAACATAACCTTTCTCTTATGGTAAAGCAGTTTGTCTACATCACCCAGCCTCATGCTCGTCCTCCTTCATCAAAGCGCCGCAGTTGGGGCAGTAGCTTGATTTGCAAATACCCCGGTTGTCAATCATCAAGCCCCATTCACCACATCTGGAACAGGCCCAGCCATTCGGATACTTGAAAAACCACCGCCCATGTCGCTCCCGCTTCACCTGCTCCAGCTCGTCCCGCAGCTTCTCGTTTTCGGCCTCTAAGCGGTCCGCCCGCTGGTTCTCCTTGCTCCATAGGTCTTGCCCGCTTTCACCCAGCAGAGATTTCAGTCTCTTGTTTTCGGCCTGGAGCGTGGGGAGGGCGGTGACGGCTTCGTCAAACAATCCGGAATGATACCCCAGAGAACTTCCGTTACGCAATCCCCTTGCACTCAACTGCTCAATCAGATTCTCAATGTCCATCAGGTGTCCTCCTCCGCTGGCTGCTGGAGCCATTGCAAATATCCATCCTCTAATGGTTGCTCATAGAGTTCGAAAATAAATTGCGCAAGTTCCTCGTCGCTCATGGACCGGATACGGTCCGCGTTGGTGATGACCTTTTGTTTTTGGGGGCCTGTACAATCGTCAAACTCCATATAGTCTGGGTTGCAGTGTACGCAAACGCTTTTGCCGCAATCTACGCAAAATACGCCATTATGAAATCCAGCCTCCCAGGCCCATTCATTGATATTGCCATTTTCATCTCTTTCCCAATTGTGCTTCATGTGTCCTCCTCTCCCTCCGGCTAAAACAGCCGGTAGTTTAGTTCGTCGTCCAGAATTGACCAGCGGAAAACTTTATCATCCACATAGATCATCCCCTCATCCTCCAGTTGGAAGCGCCTGTCAAAGTCGTGAACTGTATGTCCGTCCGCCTTGAACGTCACGGGGCTATCCTTATCCCATTTGAGCATCAGCGCCCACAAATCCGGGTAGCTCTTCCGAAGAATCCTGAGCTGTCCTACACTCTGATTGTGGCAGAACCAGCATCCTCCACGGGTAGCGGTGGTGTAGATCGGGGATAGCAAATCGTTCTCTTCACACCATCGGCGGCAATCCGTCTCTGTCCATCCTGCCTCCACCAGAGGACTTTTCTTTTTGTCAGACAGGCTATGGAACCTATTCGGTTCGTCTGCGGCGATGCCGATGTACTGGACGGCGTCTCTCAAGAGCCGCCCTAGAACGTGTTGCTTTAGACGGCTATTACACCAAGGCCCTCTCTGATAGGGCCAGCCGTATATTTTCCCGCCGCGCTCTCCGTCGCCCTCGCAAATCATGTAGAACAAGTCCTGATAACAGCGCTTCGCCCTAACGTGCTCCACCTCGATTCCCCACCGCTCCTTGACGATCTTGTCGGCCTTGGACTTAAACTCCACCATCGGCGGCAGGTCGGCAGGGATGGTGTCTGTGGCCCAAACTTTGGCATGCACGATCCGGTCAAGTGGCCATCCAAGTTCCTCAATCGCTCCCAGACAAGCCAACGAATCCTTGTCAGCTAACCATAGCTGAGGCTCAAAATATGCTCAGGCATGGTTGGCATCACCACCCTCTCCCTCCGGCGGGCGGCGGTAAAACATCCAATGCGGAATTTTGTCCACGTCAAAAATATTTCCTGATGGGGTGACAATTTTCCCATACCGGCACAAACACCAATACCCGTTTCCGCCTTCAATCGGTTTGCAAGAGCACCATACAGGCTCGTCCATCTGCCGCAGTTGCTCGATGGTCAGAGCCTCGTTCGGCGGGGTGAGGGTGGGCTGAGTATCAACAATCTGCTCTACCACGCTCTCCAGCAATAGTGCCTCATAATCACGCCCCTGGTCTTTCCACGCCTCCGCAATATCCCAAGCCCTACGCTTAACAGCGTCCGCATCAATCGCCCTTGCCATCTTTCAGCGCCTCCAATCTCTTGCACACAGCCCGCTCACAGTCGGACAATAGTAACCTCTCGAATAGCCACCACGGCGTAATGGTCAGAAGAATAATCCACGCTATGTCACTCAGTAATCTCATGCAGCGCCTCCATCCTCTCACAAATATCCATTATTTTTCCGCTTTGCTGCAATGTTTGCTATTACATCCCGCAAAACAAACGCATCTATATGGCATTTCCAATGATCCATGCATCCGAAAAATACAGTTCTGGCAGGATGTTTGTCATTTGCAGTAGTCAACAATGGTCTGAGCAGCTTCCATAGCCTTTTTGCAGCTAATCATTCCATCCCCTCCAGCATCTCCATCTCTTCCACGCTCAGAATCGGCGCGCGGGTGTTCCATTCCCGTATTGCAGATTCCACATATTCAGAAAATGCCTTCGTCTCCTCGTTGCAAACATCCGTGTCTGCATAGCAGTTTCCCCACTTTGTAATGTATGGGTTCGGGTTTATAAGCGGCTCAGTAAATACAGGCTTTCCCCTGCTTCTGCATTTATTACAGATGACTTGTATCCTGTACACAAGTCTCTTGTCTCCACGAAAGTTTTGCCCAACAAATCTATGGTCTTTGAATGAAACCTTTCCATTCCCCTTGCAGAACGGACACGGCAGCAGCACCCCCGCATCCGTCAGCCGTCTGGCCGCCTCTTTTGAGCCGAGCATCGCTAATTTAATGTCATCCATGTATAATCCCCTTCTCTATGTCCGCTATGGCCTGAAACACCGGATAAAACTGCTGGGGAACTACTGCGTTTCCGAGGCATTTAAGTCTGTCCACCCGAGAGGGAATCCCATAAGCCACTCTACCCACGTTGGGTTCAGCTGGCCACCATTCCCCTGTGACATATTCCGGCGTTCTTCCTCCGTGATCTGCCCGGCTTGTTCCAGCTTCTTCAACTGCTGGAAGTTCCCTGTCCCACCGCACAGACCAGCTCCCGTTGTCGGAGTCGGCCACATCTTCACCATCCCGCTCAAATTTGGCTCGCCCCTGCTGTTGTGATAAAACTTCCGGTTCGCCGAATCTGACGCAATCGGAGTTTTCCAAAGAATAGGTTCTCCGTCCTCTCCCGTTATGTTTTCTTTCCAGCGCTCTACACCCGATAATCGCGCATCTGTCGCGCCTGTGCGGGGCGTCGACGGCACAAGCCGGAATAATAAACGCTTGGACGGAGTAATCCTCGCTTTCCAGGTCAGCGCACACCTGGTCGAGCGCCATATTGACGATCCCAGCAACATTCTCACCAACGACCCAACGGGGCTTGAGTTCTTGTATAACTCTAAGCATTTCAGGCCAGAGGTAACGGTCATCGTCACTGCCTCTTCGCTTCCCGGCAACGGAGAAGGGCTGGCACGGAAATCCTCCTGAAACAATGTCAGCTGTTCGCAGTCCTGTTTTTTCATAAAAGCTCTCCTTTGTCAGCGTCCTGATGTCCCTCCAGCGTGGCACATCTGGCCAGTGTTTTTCCAGCACCTTTGTCGGATAGTCTGCCCACTCGCATTGTCCTACGGTTTTAAAACCAGCCGTTTCCGCCGCAAGATCCAAGCCTCCAATGCCGGAAAACAGGGATAGATGGGTTAGCTTCGCCGCCTCTTTGTCGCCCAGCAGGGCGGCCTTCTCATCCTTCACGATATCTCCTCCTATGGTTTTTCTCCTGGTTCCTCGATCTCGATCTCTATCCTTGGCTTTCCCTTGTCCACAGCGAAGCTGTCAGAAAATCCTTCGATATTCTCCCAGCCGTCATTCCTCAGAACACCCATCTTCACTAAGGCGTCCTGGATAACCTTCCGGCCAAAGCTGGAGATGTTGTCCTTGTCCCGCCTCCGGTTTTTTTCCACCCAGAGGTATCGCATGAACACAGGCTCCCGCAAAGGCGTTCTGATTTGACGTCTAAGAGCTAAGATTACCGATGTCTGGCAATCCCGTTTCAGTTTTGCCCCCTTCTGCCGGTGGCCCCGTTCCGCTTCTATGTACTCGTTGAGACCAGGCAGAGAAAACGGGATGATCAGCCGCATGGTCCATCCTCCCGGTTCATGTCTTCAAGCATTCTACGCATCCGCTCCATGTTCGCCTGTGTCCGCTCCGCAGCCGAAGTCTCCGCCTGCCGGTCCGAATCCGTTACCTTGCGCCGCTTACCATTGACCCACTTGTATTCCGGCTCCTCCCCAGTCTTCCGCTTCTCTTCCTCAAGCCGGTCCACGCACCAGGACAGGATGGCCCTGTAATCGCTGGTGTAGGTCTTACCTGTGCTGCCCTTGTAGTTGTCCAGGATCTCGATCAGCCTAGCGGTGTCGGCAGATCCATGAGTGTCAAGCAGCCTCTGGTGCTCGGCATTGGTCATGGTCACAAATTCTGCCCATTGGACCTTCGGCTCGATATCGCTCCCGTCCTTCTTCTTGCGCGCCTTACTACCCCCGTCAGGGGGTACAGATTCAGATACAGATACAGACTCAGATACAGATACAGCTTTTTTTGCTTTTTCTTCAAAACCTAAAAAAGCATTTGGTTTTTTTGCTTTCTCTGACAAACCATTTGCTTTCTTTGGCCTTCCGCCCTTTTTCCCAGCCTCCTGCCTCGCCTGAACCGTTGCCGCCCAGCGGCTTGCACACTCTTCAAAATATGACCGGTTGAAGGAGAAAGCCATCATTACCACTGGATCATGGACATCAACAGACTCATCCATGTGATACTTGAACCACGCTTTTAAAAGCTGGCCAGCCTGCTCATCTGTGAGAAGGTCGATCTGCTCCGCCCACTCTGTCCTTACGACAAAGCTTTCCTTCAAGAGCCTCTCCTCCCATCAAAACGGGAGCTTTCCATCATCGTCTGGTAACTCCTGAAAGTCATCATTATTTGGATAGCTCATGCCCCCAAAGGTCGTTGGTGCGTCATCTTTTTTCCCAGCGTCGCCAAAATAGACCTGGTCTGCCACCACCTCGGCGGAGCGGCGCTTATTTCCGTCCTTGTCCGTCCAGTCACGCATCTGGAGCCGACCCTCCACAACAGCCATACGTCCCTTAGTAAAATAGCGGCTGACAAACTCCGCCGTGTTCCGCCAGGCCACCACGTCTATCCAGTCGGTGGCTTTCTCGCCAGTCTGCTTGTCCTTAAAGTCTCGATCCACCGCCAGGCGGAAGGAGGCCACGGGATTTCCTCCCTGAGTGTGGCGAAGCTCCGGATTTTTCGAGAGTCTTCCTTGCAGCACGATTTTATTCAGCATGTTTAAGCCTCTTTCTTCTAATTTTTTCCTTTGTTTCTTCTGAGTGATGAGTCCCGGTATGGTGAAATACTGTATGAGCGCCAACAGACATAAGGCATAGATTTTCAATTCTGTTGTCTGTTTTATCCCCGTTAAGATGATGAACGCAGCATCCAGATGGAACCGGAACCCCAGTCTCTTTTTCCCACACATAGATATGCTCCATAACATATCCGCCTGCATCTGCCCTCAAATGCTCAGGCACGAGGACCTGCCGATATCCCTTTGCTGTGTATTTAACTCCGCCTTTCCAGTTGCTTGCGTTTTCACGCATCCGTGCCTCAGATCTGTTTATAAATTCGATGTTCTTATCTTTCCTAAGCCCGAGCTTATACGCTTTCTTATAGATTCCTTGCTTTGATTTTTCTGGGATCATACTAATAAGCACCGAATTTGATACCTTGTTATAGTTTTCCAAAAGTATGGACACTTCCCGGTCCGTCCAAGTTCTCACCGTCTCACCCCCATTTGTGATACCTCACTTTCTCCTCGGTCCAGTCAGGATAAAAGCCTCTGAGATAGTTGATGATGTATGCCCTGATGTCCGCCTGGGAATGGAATCCAAGAGGCCGCAGCCGATCCATAAACAGCCCCTCGTCAAAAGCGTAGTGGCAGGGGCCGCACAGGGTAACGATGTTCTCCACCACCCCCATGCCGCCCTGGGAGCGGCGCACCACATGACAGTGGGGGCCTCCCGGAGCGCCGCAGAGGATGCAGGTGGCGGGACCTTGGGTGCAGTCCCTGGCGGCCACAGCGGCCTTGACACGGGCCGGGATGTCCGTCATTTTAGTCTGCCGGTGCATGGCCCCACTCCCTTTCTATCTGTTCGTCCAGAATGCGAATCTGGAGCTTATATACGTTTACAGCCTCCAAAGCTGATTTATAGACTACATCCGCAACGTCCCGGTTGAATTTAAGACCGGCAATGGTACGGTCTCCCCGACATACGTCAGAGATGATAGTTACAGGTGTTCCCTTCTCCCGCTCCAGCAGGATGCATTTTGCCAGCTCTACCCGATAGTCCTGCTCCGCCTGGGCATAGGCGGAGCCTCGGCTCCTTAACTCCTTAATGGCGGCATCCAGCATCTTGAACTTCTGCCACAGCTCGTCCATCAGATTCTCTGCCATACAAAGCACCTCTTCCCGTTACACAGGATGGACAGACCTGCAATCTCCTCCCGCTCGTTGTAGACGATCTTCTCCACGGTAAAGTCGTCATAACACTTGAATTTGCCATTGTACTCCTTGATGTTGCACTTCCCGGCGGGGATACTGATTTTAGGAGCGGTATAAAGCTCTGTGCCGATGCCCCAAACAAATCCGGCCCGTTTGAGGCCATCGCTGGCCTCACCCTTCTCCGCTTCCATGTTGGACTCTGTGCCCACATTCCATTTCCAAACCCATACACCTGTGGAGTCCCGGACGGCGATGCCGCAGTACATCTTGCCACCAATTTCCTTGTAGTCGTTGCACCAGTTCTCCGCACCGTATTTCTCATCCAGCAAGGCCAGGTCTATCCGAGCGGTCTTGTATAACAGCAGTTTGAGGTACTGCCCTTTCTTGTCAATCTCCGAGATGCGGCACTCGATTTCGTTCTCCGTCAGCAGTCGAAAACTCCTCATGCTCTCACCTTACCTGCATATTGGTCCGTTCCACAAGCACAGCCCCTGGGATATCAACTCCTCCTTTAAGTAGGTCAGTAACAGCCCGCTTGTCCACCGAGGGAGCCGCATATACCACCATGTCAGGGTGTCCATTACTGTCCAGCCATTCCGCCAACGAGGTGGTATCCTCTACTTCCAGGGCAGTAGACTTCCGGTAGCTGATGGAACACCGGGCAGTCTGAAACTTTTCGCCACAAAGAGCCTCACGCAAATAGTCTTTCAGTCTGGCCGCCTTTGCCTCTGTCCGCTGCCGACGCTCCTTCAGAACTACTTCTTCCTCCTTGATGGCCTTTGCGTCAGCAGTCAGGTTTTTGATCCACAGGGCCATATTCTCCAACTTTACTTCCCGCTCCATTTGGAGGGCGGCGAACGCATCATAGTCCATCAATTCCCCACTTTCAGGGTCTACTAGCGCCTGGATGGCGCTGTCGATTTCATACAGTGTCATCTGATTACCTCCTCAAAACATAAATCCTGCCAGCAGGGAGCACATAAAGATCATGCTAGACACCACCAGGCACCGCCTCACAATGCGGTTCATGCGTGCCTCACGCTCCCGGCGGCACTGATAGCAATATTCTCTAGCGTCGTGGTTTCGCTCCACCAGAGAGCGTCCGTCCTCAATGTACTTCATTCTTTTCCTCCACAATCCTGGCCTTTGCCATCTCAATAGCAAGCATATAAACTCGTCCATGTTCGTTGTCTCCGTGGGTCTGTTTTACCTTGTCGGAAAACTCCTCCAGATCCCCCAAAAAGCACCCACAGGAAACATAGATCTTTCCGTCTTTACATCGAAAAAAGGTTGTGGTTCTGTTGCGAGAGCCAATAGCTCCGATCCAAAAGACAGCACCTATCTTACACACCTCGGCGTTGCCGTACACCCTGGCGTTGCCGTACACCTCGGCGTCGCCGTACACACTGGCGTCGCCGGACACCCTGGCGTTGCCGTACACCCTGGCGTCGCCGGACACCTCGGCGTTGCCGTACACCCAGGCGTTGCCGGACACCCTGGCGTCGCCGTACACCCTGGCGTCGCCGGACACCCTGGCGTTGCCGGACACCTCGGCGTTGCCGGACACCCTGGCGTCGCCGTACACCCAGGCGTTGCCGGACACCCTGGCGTCGCCGTACACCCAGGCGTTGCCGGACTGACTCAAATTTTCCTCCTTCTCAATCCAGCCACCTAGATCGCCAGCATTTACATTTCCAAACTGAACCAGAGCTTTGATGCGGTATAAGGTTTTCCCAAGGAAGACCTTCGTTTCAGATGTCAACTCATACTTTTTCACTTCTTCCGCCTCTTTTCCATAAATTCCGCCACAGCGAGGGCGGTACAGATTACAATGCACACCATACACACCACGGATAAAAACTCAAACAATTCTGATTCCTCCCAGTGTCATCAAATAGAACCACTGCTCTTGAGTAAGGCGTACCTCCTGCTCGTCCAGTAGCTTTGCAATAGAGCCATCGCCGCATCCGATCTCATGGGCAAGGCCCCTTTGCGACAGCCGGTGCCGCTCCATAGCCCGCTGGGTGATACGGCGGACTATCTCATTTGGAGTTTTCATTTCTGTCCTCCCGGTCTAGGATTCTCGCCATGACTTCGGCTAAATTCCGAACCGTTTTAAGCAGCTCCGGCACATCAACTCCATAATGATCCCGTTCCAGATTGTTCATGTGCCTCCTAGAATTCCGGCTCTGCGTCCCAAGATCCTTAATGCTGTCGTTCTCTTCAAGCGTTTTTTTCATAAAATTTTCCTTTCCGGCTTGACAGAGAACAGATGTTCTAGTATGATATATCCATCAAGCCTAATTGGTCTGCTCAGTTAGGTTTGCAAGCCTCGTCAGGTGTGTCCAGCACCTGATGGGGCGATTTTTATAACAGGTTTGGTAATCGGTTTTCTTCTCTCTGCCCATAGTTATATGCCAGCAAAATTTGTACAGCGTACTTTCTGGCACCGGATGACCTATCCACCTGTGCGTCTCTAATTAAGTCATTTGGATGCTTCCTGCTTAGTTTTTGGATCAATATGTCCTCTTTCGCCTGTTCTTTGTACATCCGAAGGAAAAGGCCAAGCCCCTTCAAGATTTGCGCCTGTGCGCCAGCCGGGTCCCCGTTCCACGCGCCTTTTATAACGCGGATATACATCGCATACAGTTCGTTGTCGTTAATTGCAAGAAACTCGTTCCATAGAGTGCTGACTGCTACAACAGCGTTTTTAGCCTTGTTTCCGGTCCACGAAATTTCGAGGCCGTTAGCCTCTGTAACCCTCTGAAAATCGATTGACTGTTTATCTCCATAGTTTCCAAGGACCCGTATTTTGTCGGTCAGTGTGACGCGGCTCGTTGTCCCCCTCTGATTAATGAACATATTAGCTGCGTCCATCTTTGTCATTCCGTTATATACCCGGCACTTTACGCAGAGGTCACGACCAGCGTTTCTGGCCTTTAAAACCTTCATGGTCATCTGACCATCGAAGCAGTAGTATTTCCCGTCAATCAGAGCAACACTGATGGGCTGTACCAGCTTCGGGTCGAATGTCCGCATAATCCTGTTGAACTGTGCCCGTCTCCGATTTACGTCTCTCTGGCCGAGGTCGTCAATCAGGATATCCTTTGTGTTGAGGTCTAAAAGCTGAACTTCAATCTTCTGTGCCATTCTCATTCACCATCCTTACCATTTCCTTATATTTAGTAATGACCTCAACACCTCTGTCCAGCTCTCTCATAGCGGCATCACGCCCAGCAGGGATATCAAGCATTTCCCGATGGACAAGAACCATGTGCTGCTTTAGAGACGCATCCAACGCTTTGATGGCCGTGTGGATTAGCTCTTGAAATTCTGCTACAGTGAATGGTGGTGTCGGCTCTACTGGCTCTACCTTTGGAATTGGGCGAAGGATCGCTTTTGCTGTGTCCGTATCGCCCTTCTTAATTGCCTCCACGGCCTTGCGCTTCTTTTCTTCCGGCGCATTGCGGATTTCGGAGATGACGGACTTGGGGGCTTTCACAGAACCGGATAGGACGGCCTCTTTGATGCCGGGAGAGACTTTGTCGGCCTCGTTTAATCCATCTACAAAATTTTCCGCTCTTTGAACGGTTCCTTCACCGACAGAGAATTTATCTGCAATTTGCTTTCTCGTTCTTACAGAAACGATGTGACCACTTTGGTCACTTTGTTTCTTTGCATTTTCATTGCCTATTTGCGCTCCGATGGTCATCTTCTGCGCCTTGTATGCCTCACCAATCAGCGCAGTTTTCTGCTCATCAGTGATATTCCTTCTCCCCAACTGGTTCCGGCACATCCAAACAATAGCGGCCCACTTATCAGCGAAGTCCATCTGCTTCACTTTGAAGGGGATTTCAGGATGCTTCTGGATAATCTTGTAACGGTGGTGGCCGTCAATGATAGTGTTGTGCCACACAACCAGCGGCTCCCGCACTTCTCCGTCAGCAACGATATTCTCTTCCAGTTTGGAGAATTCGTCTGCTGACAGAGGCGGTATCTTATCCCGAAATTCGGGATCAATATTTAACTGTCTCACTTTTCCTCCTTGTATTCCGTCCCGCACCATGCTAAAATACAAGGTACAGAACTCCTTTACTTCGCCCTCATCCGTGCGCTACCACGGGTGGGGGCAATTATTTTGCGATCTCATGCGCTCACACCCATGTCACGCACAATAGCGGATGCCACCATGTCCGCATCGTATTTCACCCTCTTTTCGCTCATTCTGATGCCGAATATCTGGTGGTTTTCCAGCCACTGCTTGGCCCATCTCTTGGTACAGCCCAGCTCTCGCCGGACATCTTCCAGTGTCATTAGACCGCCGTATATCTCCCTGAGTATTTTCGCTTTCTGTTTGGGGGTCATTGCGGTTCCTCCTTCTTAGTTATGGATTGAGCAACAGCTTTAGTATCCATCTGCAAACATGTACTTTGCTGGCCTTGTAGTGCGAGTACGAGGTCAGCGATTTCTTTTGCCTCGCCTTTCAAAACGACTTCCATCCCTCTCACCTCCCTTTATTGTCCGGTTTATTGGACAGCTTCCGTGCTTTCGAATCGTCGGCCTAAGTGACCGGCGGGCCGGGAGTGTAGCAGCACTCCCGGTTTTCTTATGCCCCTTGGTCGTCGGCGCGCTTTATCGGACAGCTTCTGCTCATTGATTACTATGGTTAATTGCGGTATACTCTTAATATCTAATATTGGGGGTATCTTTATGGCTGAAAAGAAATTCAATGTTATAAGCATTGATGATGGAACCGAATACACTTGCAAGTGTGATGAGGTGTCCAGTTGTCCAATCTGCCATTGGGCGCTGGTTCCTCAAAATATTGCTGGGTACTATGTTCCCGAAGGAAATGTTTCACTTTTAGAATTGTGCCCTAAATGTAGGAATATTTTTTTAGTCCAATATGAGGTTGGATACGCAGGAGGTAAGGAAGTTTGGATTCGAAAGCGTCTCGGGGTCTATCCAGAAGTTCCGGATAATCGAACAATCTCAAAGCAAATCAAAGAGTTGTCCCCAAAGTTTGCGTCGATCTATGCACAAGCTGAAAAAGCAGAGAAATCAAAGCTAACCGGAATATGCGGCAGTGGATATCGGAAATCTCTTGAGTTTCTCGTGAAAGACTATTTGATTTATAAATTCCCGTCAGATGAAGCCACAATTCAAGTTGAGCCCTTAAGCGTATCTATACGGCGTATAGAAGATGACAGAATTAGGGTCCTTTCAGAGCGCGCCACATGGATTGGGAATGATGAGACCCACTATGTTAAAAAACACGAAAATCTTGATATTGCAGAAATGAAACGCTTTATCGACGCTGTTCTTCATTACATAGAGTCCGAACTTTCTTTTGAACTGGCCCTGTCTATTCAGCCGCAGAAATAAGCGGATCGATCTCTCCAAGTTTCTTCCCATCAAACGACCAGTATTCGATCACTGTTCTAAATGGCTGATTTTTTTCCCCGGAACCTCGAACGGCTTTGGTTTCAATTACTTGGATAACCCTTGCTGCATCTGTTCCTCGCTGGTATGTGTCTCTTTCCAAATCACTCACCCCCTCCCTATTCCCCGCCCATAGGGCGGGAATCGCTTTCTCCGTTGGTCTTTTCTCCCTTTCGGCGCTTTCGTGTGGGGCGATCCCGGCAACCCTCCGCATATCCAGCAATATAAAGGAGGGCTTCTTTGGGCAGCCCGGTCAGCTTCTCTGCCACAGTCTTGGCATCCGACAATTTATTGGTATCATATACAGGCATCGTTTCACCTCCCTCACTCTGTCCATATATTACATCACTTAGTGATTATTGTCAATATCTTTTTTGTAATTTTTATTGACAGAGTGAGTTTTAAAATATATAATCTAATTGCTTGCTGGGAGGTGTGTATATTGAAAAGCAGAATTAAACAAATTCGAAAGGGTGCCGGGCTGACACAATCAGAATTTGGAGAAAAAATAGGTGTCAAAGGT